TTAAGTATAACGGTCGTGTCGTTAAATCTGGCACTTTCAAACAATACTTATCCCAAATTGGTAGTGACTATGTTTTATTAGAAACTGATACTTATAAAGTAGCAGTACTGCCTTGGGAAACTAATGAACAAATATCATTTATTAATGGTATTGATACGTTCGGTGGTGGTGTCCACGTTGATGTTATTTCTAATGCTATTAGTATTGCTCTTAAAGATTCTATTAAAAAGAGACATAGACTAGACATCCGTGTCCCAGATATTAAGAATAAGTTGTTATTTGTAGTATTAACAAATCAAGTTGGTGACCCAAAGTTTGATTCTCAAACTAAAGAAAGACTGACTAACAATGCTATCGATATTAAACCTATATTTGATGGGGTAGACGACCCGAAATTCATTGCTCGCATCCTTAAAAATGAGGAGGTTATACAACCCATCATTGAGGCATTATTGTTAAAGAAACAACTTGCTGAGGCAAGAGCATTACGTAAAGCACAGAAGACTGCCAAGAAGAAAAAGGTTGCTAATCACATCAGTGCTTCAGGTAAGAATAATGATGATAAAATCTTATTTATTACTGAGGGGCAATCTGCTATTAGTAATCTGATTAACGTTCGACAAACTGCTATTCATGGTGGATATCCGTTAAGAGGTAAAGTTAAAAATGTACGTCAAATCAAACCGACTGATATTATGAAAAACAAAGAATTATCTGAGTTGATGAGTATTATTGGTTTGGAACTTGGTGAACCTGCAGTAGACTTAAACTATGGTCAAATTGGTATCCTTGCTGATGCTGACTTTGATGGGTTTTCTATTGCGGCTGCATTAGTAAACTTCTTCTCTAATTGGAAAGAACTATTTGATGATGAACGTATTTTATTCATTAAGTCGCCTATTGTTATTGCTAAGAAAAAGAAACAAGTAAAACGTTTTTACGACTTGAAAGATTTTCATGATGCAAAACTTGACAATGAGTGGAGAATAGAGTATAATAAAGGTCTTGGTTCTTTAAGTATTGCGGAATATGATTTAATGATTAATGACCCAGTGACAGAAGTAATTGAATATGATGATAATGCGACTAGAAGTCTTGAAACGGTATTTGGTAAAGACTCTCTACCTCGTAAAAAATGGTTAATGAAATGAATGTAACAGAATTAATAGATACACAATACAAGGATTATGCGAAGTACGTGCTATATTCACGTGCTATCCCGCATATGGTTGATGGGTTGAAACCCAGTCAACGTAAAATTTTATACACTGCACTAAAGACTGCTAAGAATGCTCGTATCAAAACTGCCTCGTTAAGTGGCAATGTTATTAGTCAAGCAAACTATCATCACGGTGATGCGTCATTAAATGAAGCAATTACTAAAATGGTTCAACCGTTTGTTAATAACGTTCCATTATTACGTGGTGAGGGTTCTTTCGGTTCTAGATTAGTGCCTGAAGCTGCAGCTGCAAGATATACATATGTTAGAACTCATAAGAACTTTGAAACGTATTTTGCAGATACAATGGTTGCTGATAAGTCGGGGGACTTAGAAGATCCAGAACCTGCATTCTATTTGCCTATTATCCCTTGGGTATTAGTTAATGGAATCAAAGGTATTGCCGTGGGTTTCGCAACGGAAATACAACCACACAACCCTAAGCAACTTGCTAAGTTATGTACTGCCCATTTACAAGGGAAGGACATATCAAAACGTAAGTTGATACCATCTTATCCTGGATTTAAAGGTAAAATTGAAGAGATAAATGGTGATGTGTTTTGTGTTGGTAAATTTAGTTTGAAGGGGCAGACTAAATTACAAATCACAGAAGTACCAATTGGATTCACTAGAGAATCTTATGTGATACTTCTTGATAAACTTGAAATGGATAATAAAATCGTGTCTTACATTGATAAATGTGATGCCTCAGGTTTTAAATTTGACATAACACTGAAACGTGGTAAAACGTTGACGGATACTCAAATAATTACCACATTCAAGTTAAAGAAAAAGTTAAATCAAAACTTAACAGTTATCAATCATGAAGGACAGTTAAAAGTATATGATAATCCATTAGAGATTATTAAAGACTTTGTCGATTATCGTATTACGAAATATGCTGACCGTTATGAGTGGTTGTTAAACCAAGCAAACGAGGAATTGGATGTAATCTTAGCAAAGGTTAAATTCATTGAAATGATTTTGAATGGTGAACTTGATTTTACTAATAAAAACAAACAACAAATCAGAGACGACTTGGCAAATGACTTCGACTCTGAAATAATAGATATATTGATTCGGATGCCTATTTACTCATTATGTCAAGATGAACTTGACAAATTGAAAGAACAAGGTATTACGGTTTGTGATAAAATCACAGAATGGAAAGCAATTGATGTGACCGAACAATTTATCGAAGAATTAAAGGTAATTTAAATGGAATTTTTAGACGAGATACCCGAAGAAGAAAATAAAACTAATTCAGGTACAAAGATTCAAACGGAGAAACCAGATGATGGTTTCAACTTAGAAATAGGTTCATTAACATTCTATATGGGTGAAGTTGAACTTGAAATTAAAGACGTAAAAATAAGAGATATGGAGGATTTTAGAAAAATGTTATTTGAGGTATTATCACAATGATATTAGTAGATTTTAGTCAACTGATGGTAGGTGGGTTAATGTCCCATGCCAAAACACAAAGTGATGTAAGTGAGGACTTATTAAGACATATGGTGCTTAATACGTTAAGGTCATATAGAAAACAATACAAGAAAACATACGGTGAGTTGGTATTATGTATTGACTCTAGACATTACTGGAGACGTGACGTATTCCCTAACTATAAACATGCTAGGAAGAAAGCACGTGAGGACTCTAAATTTGATTGGCCAATTATCTTTAAATGGTTTGATAAAATCAAGGCAGAACTTAAAGAACACTTTCCCTATAAAATGATTGACGTGATGGCAGCTGAAGCAGATGATGTTATTGGTGTGCTATCTAAATTTAAGCATATGGAAGAGAAGATTCTGATTTTGTCTAGTGATAAGGACTTTATTCAACTACACAAATATAAGAACGTTAAGCAATATTCACCAATGCAACGAAAGTGGGTGAGGCATCAAGACCCTAGAGGTTATGCCAAAGAACATATTATTCGTGGTGACCGTGGTGATGGTATTCCTAACTTTTTAAGTGGTGATAATTTCCTTGTTGAAGGCATTAGACAAACGTCAATTAGCAAGAAGAAACTAGATGTATGGTTGACTCAAACTCCTGAACAGATTTGCGAAGGCAATGATGAGATGATGGAACGGTGGCAAAGGAATGAGTTATTGACTCAATTTGAAAAGGTGCCTCAGTTATTACAAAATGATATTCTAAATGCATTTAAGAAAGAACCAAAAGGTGCTAGAAAGAAGTTATATAATTACTTCGTAATGAATAGATTACAAAACTTGATGGATGTTATAGGTGATTTTTAATGAGATACGACTACAAATGCAAAGAGTGTGAACATGAGTTTGAATTCTCACGTCACAACTCTGAATATAAACTACCAGCAGACTGCCCTAAGTGTGGTAAGAAAGATGGTGGAAAAAGGGTTATAGGAACACCATTCTTTATAACTGCTGGTGGTGGACACAAAAATAAAATAAGGTAGATTATGATTAAATACGTAGTACCAAAAGAACTTGAGCAAATGTCAGCATCTGAAGCAAATGAAGTTTTAATTGCCTTACAACGCAAGATGAAGTTACACGAAGAAAGAATTGTGAAACTGGAGTCTAGGTGGGATGGAGAGAAAGTTTAACCTTACTATAAAAGGTGTCAATTATCTACCTTTATTGTCATAATTAGGGTATAATACATAGTATAAATGATTGAAATGGAGTATAAATTTGAAGAAAGTAATTGATATATTAACTGAGTTAGAAAGTGATAACGGTCGTCTATTTAAAATAGATGTACTGATGCAAAATAAAGATAACGAACTATTACAACGTGTAGTTAAGTCTGCACTAGACCCATATACACAATATTATATTAGGAAAATCCCTGACTATGATAATGGTGATGAAGAGTTTAGAAATCCATTAGAATGGGGTCTAGACAACCTCGAGAAATTGACGTCAAGGGAAGTGACTGGTAATAAGGCCATTGCTCATTTAAAAGACATCCTAGAGAATCTGACAGCAGATGATGCCAATATTATTGAACGTATTATTGCTAAAGACTTGAAGTGTGGTGTTCATAAATCAACAGTAAATAAAGTATATGGAAAGGGGTTTATTGAGAAATATCCTTGTATGCTTGCAGGAGCTTATAATGAAAAGAATTTTAAACATATCACCTATCCCGCTTTGGTACAAACTAAAATGGATGGTATGCGAGCAAATATACTTATGTCTGACGATGGAACAATCGAGGTTCGTTCTAGGAACGGT